CGGTATTCCTCAAGACACAGAGTCCGGCAGCCGGATCGGTCTATCAGGCAATTAGCTCTGCGGCCGTTACCGGAGCGCTCCAGTCCACGGAAACGACGATGGGCGGTGCGTCCATTGCCGAATTCGCGACGGCTACCGGCTACGCTCGCCAGACAATGGCGGTGACTGCGGCCAGCGCCGCGAGCCCGAGCCAGAACTGGAATTCGGGCGCGCTGACATGGGGACCGTTTACATCAGCGCCAGGAACGGCTAACTGGGCCATTTGCTGTACGGCCGTTTCCGGTACATCGGCCAATACCATCGCGGCCTACCTCCTGGCGACTCCACGCACGCCCATTACCGGCGACAGCCTCCAGGCTGCGGCCGGGACCGGGTCAGCGGGTGTCGGCTTTATCGCCCAGGTATGACAACCTGGCAAATATCAATCGCGGTACCGAATTTGATGGTACCGCGAATGTCGCCATGCTCGGGCCGAATTGGGCGCGGAGTCCTATGCGGTGCGACGCCCACGTCATTGTACCGGAGGCATTGCCGGGAAGAGACGCATACGGAGGATGTTTGGCTTTGCCCTATTCACGCCACAATGGCGGTAACGCTAATGGCGGTATGTAAGCGATGTGCCGACCGGGGAGGCGCGAGCTATGTCAAGCTGATCCGGCTGACTGAGCCCATTAGGCCGATTTGGAGGTGAAATGGCCACTGTCGCAGAAACTATCCATAATGCCGTAGCCATCGAGCAGAGGTGGATTCATCTTTGCCCGGAGCTACGGCGTGAGGAAGAGCACCCGCAGGAGTATGGTTGGGAGCCTTACCCGCCGCTGGAATTTGCCAATCTCCTATCGGTTGCTATTGCATATAATCCAACCGGCCGCTTCCTGGATGTCGGAGCCGGAATAGGTACCAAGGTTCTGATAGCGGCGCGGATGGGCCTGGATGCGCATGGGCTGGAGCTATATCCGCAATATGTCGAGGCCGCGCGGGAAATGGGAGCTAACGTCCGGCAATGGGATGTACGTAACAGCTTCAGCCTCCGGTATGGGATCGTATATATCAATCATCCGCTCCGGGATACCGAGGCAGAAGACTTCCTGGAATACCGGATTCAGAATCAGGTAGCTCCGGGCACGGTACTCATCACAGTAAACAATATCCGGACATTGCCAGAGGATTGGAATGTGATTTGCCGGCCGCTCTGGTCTGATCCGGAACGGCTCAGATTCGACTGGGTGGCGGTAAAGCCAGGAGGCGAAAATGGTAGCGGGTAGGGAAACGACACCGGGCGATGTCAAGAGCACCCAGCGGCTTATGGAATACTGGGCGCATGGGGAGGGAGCCGCCAAAATCAATTGGGGCGTGCCTGGTGATTTCGATCGGTGCGTCACGCATTTGTCCAAATACGTGAGCCCGGCTATTGTCAAAGGGCTCTGCTCTAATCTCCACCAGCGCGCGACCGGCGCGAGGCCGGGACACGCTCCGGGAGAAAAGGCAGCCGAGGCAGCCAAAAAGGCCGGGTAATTCTGGGACTTCCCTTGCCCCGGTCGGATCAGCTATTATCCGGGGAGGATGACGGAAGGAACCACATGAGCGAGCCTATAGAGCCCGGACCCGAAACGGGTGAGGGTGCTACCACCGGCGAAGGCGGAACGCCAGAGCAGGAGGATGGCGAAGCTCAAAGGTTGCTTGGCCAAATGGCTGGTCAAGACCCAGAAGAGCTTCAGCGTCAGGTAGAGCACTGGAAGGCCCAATCCCGTAAATGGGAGAGTAGGGCCGGTGAGAACAAAGGTGCTGCCGAAAAGCTGAGGGAAATAGAGGACGCCAACAAGACCGAGCTTCAAAAGGCGACAGAGGCTCGCGATGAGGCATTGCGGCATGCTGATGAAGTTACCGCTTCGCATAATCGCGTGATGGCTGCCGCCGCATTTGACCTTCCGGCTGACATCGTTGACTATCTCGGCTCTGGTACGGCTGAAGAGGTAACAGCACGTGCTGAGAATTTGTCGACAATCATCCAAACACGGGCCGAGGAAATAGCGCAGGAGATCATGAGCCGTAACGGCTACCCTTCTGTTGCTTCGGGTATGCGGCCTGTTGAATCGCTTCGCGCGGGCTCCCAACCCACCGGCGTAACGCCACCCCAGTCCAAAGACGACTTTCTCCGCCATTTGTTTACGGGCGGTGGCGGGGAGTAATTCGCGCGGCTCCGTCTGCGCGGAAAGGGTGTTACCGTGGCCGGAGTTTACAACTCCCTTATCCAGCGCGCTGCGTCCGGGCCGGATGCATTTGTCCCGGAGCCGCTGGCTACATCGATCATCGAAGAGGCGCCAAAGGCCAGCGCGGCCTTGACCCTCTGCAACCGGACCATTCTCTCAACCAAGACCAACCGGCTTCCCGTCCTGGACGTGCTGCCGTTCGCCTATTGGGTCGGTGGCGATACCGGCCTGAAGCAGACCACCCAGATGCAATGGAAGAATGTCATCTTGGTGGTCGAGGAATTGGCGTGTATTGTTCCAATTCCTGAGAACTACCTTGACGACGCGGATGTCCCGCTCTGGGCCCAGGTCCAGCCGCGTCTCGCGGAAGCGGTGGGCAACCTGATCGACCTGGCGGTGCTGTGGGGCGTGAACAAGCCCGCCACCTGGGGCGAATCCGTATACACCGGAGCCGGAAAGTCCGGCCAATTCGTCATTGCCGGGACCGGCGTTGATCTCGGTCAGGACGTGGCGAAGCTCGCCCAGAACATGGCCGTGACCGGGTACACCGTGAACGGCTTCGCGGCAATGCCGGGAATGAACTGGCAGCTGATCGGTATTCGCTCCGCGCAGGGTGTCCCGATTTACGAGCCGGACATGCAGAACGGCCGTGGCGGGAATCTGTACGGATTCACGATGTCGGAAGTCAACAACGGCTCGTGGGACGCGACAAAGGCGATGTTGCTTTGCGGCGACTTCTCCAAGGCGATCATCGGCGTGCGCCAGGACATCACCTACAAGACCTTTACCGAAGGCGTCATTTCGGACGATACCGGGAAGGTCATCCTGAACCTGATGCAGCAGGACTCCGTGGCGCTTCGCCTGACAATGCGCCTCGCCTACGCGACCGTCAACCCGGTCACCATCATGAAGCCGACGGCCGTGATGAGCGGCTCCAACCCGCAGCGGTGGCCTTTCGGTGCGGTACTCCCGGTTGGCGCAACGGCTCCTACGGCCGCAGCCCTGACTACCGTCCAAACCTATCCGGCTGGCGCTGGCGGCTGATCGTGACCACGCCTAGTCTCCCGAGCCTGGCCACGGCAGACGATGTCGTGGCTAGGCTTGGCAGGCCTCTTAACCAAATCGAGAATCAGCGAATTGGTGCGCTATTGGCGGACGGCTCCGCGCATATCCGCCGGTATTGTTTCCGCGACTTCGCTCACGTAGCGAATGACGTCAGGAAGCTGCGCTCAGACCGGGGAGTTATCAAGCTCCCAGGGAGGCCGATCAACGCGGTCAATAGCGTCACGGCTATTGGTGGCGCTCCCGGAATTCCGGACATTAGCGTGTTCTGGTATTCCTTTGACAAAATCGATGAGATCACCGTCCCGGAGCCTATCCATTCCGGCGTTATCAACCTGCCGGAATTGTGGTATGACCTGGACTGGTTTACGAGCACATTCATAGTTGATTACGACCACGGGGACAGCAATGTGCCGGATGACGTTGTCGCGGTATTGACAACGGCCGTTATCTCGATGCTGGTTGCGCCGACTATGGTTGGCGGCCTCGCGAGCGAGACGATGGGCACATATAGCTATTCCATGCACCGTACGGCCGGGAGCGGTATGCTCGCGGAACTGACGGTGGCCGGGCTCCCTAGCCTCGCGGCTTACCGCCCAAAGATTGGAACCATTTCGATATCGGGATAGCAAATGTCATACCCTACTCCCAATATCAATTACGGGAGCACCGTCACGATACAGCGCAGGGCTGTTTCCGGGACAGATGCTTATGGCGACGATCAATACTCGATTACCACTGTTGACGTATTCCCTTGTTCGGTCCAATATGGCGGTAGCTCTGAAATTGTCGAGGGTACCGACCAATTGAATGCTGACATTTCCGTGTATGTGCCGTCCGGGACGGATGTTAGCTATATTGACGCATTGCTTATTGACGGAGTTCAGTACGAGGTTCAGGGCCAGCCAATGCAAGGTATTTCGCCATTTACTGGCGGACGGCCTCCCATCCTTATCCGGGCTAACAAAGTGACTGGAGCTTCGGTATGACGGATGTAAAGCTCTCGCACGACCGGCGAGGAATGGGCGAATTGCTCCGGTCAGAAATGATGCTGAGAGTGGTCGTGCGCCGCGCGGAATTGATCCGCGCGCTCGCAGAGGCCACGGCTCCGGTAGGCGATGAGCGCGACCCGCACAGAGGCCGGTATAAGGCCAGTTTCCATATCCGGTCATCGCGGCGTGGCGGAGCTACGCGGGACCGGGCCGAGGCAATTGTTTCAAATGACGCTCCGGAAGCCGTGTTTGTGGAATGGGGCCATTACGGCCGGGAGCCGTATCATACCTTGCTCCGGGCCGGAACGGAGGCGCGATGACTGTTTCTCCGGCAAAGGGCCCACCTCCCTGGGCTGGGCCTTCCCCTGGCGTCTCGCCTTTGTTCCCGGATGTCGAGCTTGCGCTATTGTGGTCGCTAGGTCAGGACTTTACCGGGGCCATTAGATTTGTAACGACGGTGCCAGCTGGCGACCTTACCGGAACCGTGGTCAGGGTTCACCGGATAAGCGGCGCTGACCGGGGCCATTTCGTTGACCACCCTATTGTTGATGTTGACGTATTCGATCCTGATCACGGGAATGCGATGCTGGTAGCTCGTGAAATCCGGGCTAGCCTGCTCGCGCTCCATAGCGCTATAGTACTGGCAGGACAGGCGGTGATAGTAAACGTCGTTACCATCAATGGACCAAGACGGATACCGGAGGCAAATCCAAACATCGTCCGAATCAACGCGACTTATGAAGTCCGCACTCACATTTAGGAGAACAGGTGACTAGCCCAGCAGGCCATCAGCTCAAGAACAACCTCCTCACCTACGCGGCAGGCGATGTTATCGTCTGGGCCGGTGCGCCCAATGTCTTCCCGCCAACGGCTTTTGAGAGCCCGGACACAATCCCCAGCGCTGACTACGTCAACCTGGGATGGATTGACGTTTCCGGCTTCCTCTTCAAGCTGGACGAAACGACCAAGGACATCGGCGCTGCCGGCACCCTTTCCTCTATTCGTACCATTCTCACCGGAGGCTCCAAGTCAGTACAATTCACCTGCCTGGAGGCGATGAACCCATACGTCCGGTCGCTGTACGACGATGTGCCCATCTTCCCGGTCACCACGAGCCCGCTCAAGCCGGCATCCGGCTCTACCGCCAACTACATCATTCCTGACCCGCCAACGGACAATCGCTATTCCATGATTTTCGATTCCGTGGATGGCGTCCGGAAGAATCGCCTGTATGCGCCAAACTGCAAGGTGACGGCGCGCGGAGACGATACCGTCCAGCAGGCCGACGTGGAAATGCTCCAATTCACGGTGACGATGTACCCCGGCACTATCGGGGCCAACACCGCAGCCGTCGGCAAGCGTTTCCTGGACTTCGGTGACGCTACTATGATTGGCGATTACTTCGCCTGATAGGAGCGGGACGCCATGCCAAAGGAAACGGCCGCAGCACGCCCGGACGCGGAAGAGCCGGAAGACAACGTCATTCCTATTGATGAGGAGGAAGTGGACGTTGACCTGGACGCACTCGATGAGGATTTGCGCGCGGAAGCCGTTGGCAATTCCACGACAGTCCGCATCGACGGAAAGGTTATTCACATCATCCATGCCGGCGATT